ATGCGAACAAAGCTCGTCGCGCCCGTGTTCGGGTCGGTGACTTCCTTAATAACTGGCTTGTCTTCATTGGCGCGCGCCGCATTCTGTTGCGCAATGCGCAAATAGGCCGCGCTGTTCGCGTCGGTTACCTTGTCGCGCTCAAGCTGCCTTGCGTCCTGCTGCGCCTGCCGCGCCTGATCTTCCTGCCGGTTCTGGATTTGCACGCCGAGGTTTGCCAGCGACATATCGCCAGACGACAGCAGTACGCGCGGGTCGATCTTGTCGCCATTCCCGAGTTGGGCCAAAGTCTCGCGCCGCGCGGTATCTGCGGCGGCCTGCTTATAGACCTGACCGAGATTAGCCAGCGACGAGAAGTCGAGATCGCGGGACTGCGCGTAGCCGGGGAGATTTAGTGGTGCGACCGCCATTCAGCGCCTCACGAGAACATCGGCCACGAGCGGCCACCATAGGACATTGTTGACGCGCCGCCCTTCAGTGCCGATCCAAGACCGCCACCTCCGATAAGGCTGGTCCCCAGACTTGCAAGCGACAGCGCCCCGCCCAGCGCATTGCGCGCGCCCTGCGACTCGCCTTGCGCCTGAAGGTTGTTTGCTCCAATCATGCCGGACGTGTAGTTACCCTGCAGGCCGATGCGATTGGATGCGTCATTCTGCGAAAGATCAGAAAGCGCACCAAGCGAAGAAGCTGCGCCAGTGGTGGCAGACAGTTCAGGAGAGACAAAGCCTCCAAGACGATCTAGCCAGCCGTTATACTGCTGGTTCTGCAAGTTCTGTCCGAACTGCAGAGCATCTAGATCAGCATTACCGCTGTCCAACATACCAGCACCCGCGCGGCGGCGGTTAATCGCTGACAGGCCCGCGTCAATCGCAGCCTCATTGCCAGGGTTGTTGGTGAATGACGACTGCGCCGCCTTGGCTGCATCGGCTCCGTTGATGCCGAGCGCGTCCTGGTAAAGCGTCGATCCTGCGCCGTATTTCTTGGAAAGGTCGCTCAGCGAGCTATAGGCGCTGTCCAGATAGCCTTTGGAATTGCCATAGGCCGTATCGAGATAGCCGAGGCCATTGGTGAGGTAACCGGAGAGAGCCTGACGGTTCTTGTCCGCAGCCTCACGCTCCGCCCCGCCCCCAAAGAGCGTGTCGAAAAACGATGCCATGATGTGTCCTTAAGAATACGCCGCTACAGGAGGCGTGAAGTTGCTTGTCCAGCGAGCAATGCCGACGCTCAGCCGGAACTCATCGAAATAGAACGATGACGGAGAGCTTGTATTTGCGCCGAGCCTGCCGATGGACCAGTCTCCATCCCCGTCCCAAATCGGGTTTGGCAATGATGTGGTCCATTCCTGCGCGCCGTTGACGTAGAACAGCCCGGTTGATCCTGATTTCACGATTGCAAAATGGTTCCAGCCTGATGATCCGTTGAAGTTTGTGGTCGAAACCAGGTTCTTCAGTCCCGCTGTATCTCTGAGAGTGACGATCAGAGAGCCGCCCAACGCTCTTTGCAAATAGATGCTTTGGCTATCGATGCCTCCTGCGGCGTTCGATTGCCCGAGAATGTTTGTCGTTCCAGATGTGCCGTTGAAGTTTATCCAGAGGTCGAGCGTGAAATCGTTCGATCCAATCGTGAAGTCCGAATGATCTGGCGTTGTGATATAGCCAGATGCCGTAAGCATCGATGCTGTGCCGAACTTGAACGACGCTGTGCTGGTCGTTGCATTCGTTGGCGTCCATGTCTTTGCAGAGCCGCCAACAGCAACATCCGTAAAAGTTGTGCCGCCGTTGCTGCCGTCCATGTGCAGCAGAATTTTCGTGAATGCGTCGTTGCCAGGTGTCGAAAGCCCGCCGATGAAGCCTACGCCGAAGCGGGTCATGCGATCAGGTTGCCGACCAAATCCCACTCATCGGTGTCAACCTTTACCAATGAGAAGGGAGCCATCTTCCCGGCAAGAGACTTGTACGTCGCAAATGAATTGAACGTAACGCCGACAGCGGGAGCAAACGTCACCTTGCCGTTTCCGGCCTGCACGCCATCCATCTGAGATTTAACCGCGATGGGAGATGTTGCATTCGTTGGTATCGTGACTGTCACAGCGCTGCCGCTGGTGAACCTGAAGTATCCTCCGGTATCCGAAGTTCCCATGCTGTACGATGTGCCGGACACCGTAATCACATTGCGCAGAATGTCAGACTTCAGCGCGATCTCGTCTTCAATCGACTGCAAATCGACATCTGAGAGAGGCTGCAGGCCCTCCATAAACTTGAACTTCTCGAACCACAGCACGTTGCAGCGACCGGCGGAATCGACAAGCGGCTGCTGTATCGTGGGAAGCGTTACCTTTGTCATGCCGCGCGCAGTTCCGCCGACATCTCACCGCCGATAAGCCCGAAGTGAACTGGATCGGACATGGCAACCTTCCAGATGCGACCCTGCGACCCTGACAACCCACACTGATTGACCCTGATGCGTGTTAGACCTACCGACTGGCGGCCAAGCTTGCGGATGCGTGGTGTTGACCATGTCTCTCCGCCATCATCGCTCCACGAAATCTCAACTTTAGGATCGGTCGCAATCGGATCGATGCCCTCAGCGTTACCAACGCCTACCGAGAAATCGAACCAGGCGGATGCAACCCGGACACGCGCCGGGAACTTCTGGACAGGGGCGGACCAGACTTCGCAAACGAGCGGATCGCCAACTTCGCTCTGCGAAGAATTGATAATCTGCTGGACGTTACCCGTCTCGGTGTCTCCGCAGAGCCATTTGGAGAAGGCATAATAGCTATTCGATATGCGGCTTCGCTCGCCAAGATATTTTCTGCGCTCGTGCCATTTCTCGTTGTTGGCATTGAACACCCACGTCCAATGCGACGAGGACAGTTCAATGAATGCATGCCCTCGCGAGATGTAAGAACACATCTCAAGGTCTGACTTGTCCGATACCGCCTCAATCAAGCCGTCCAGATCGGGCGGCGAAATCTTCGTTGGCGTGTAACCATCGAGACGATAGACAGCGTTATCATCGCCAACCCAGAACACGCCCTTTGAAAATCCATCCTCGAAACCAGCGATGGCATAAGGACCGGCAAGGCCACGCGGGATCACCTCCGAGCGCGCGAAGGGGAACGGCGACAATCCCTGATCCACCCAAACCTCTATGTTGAGACTGCCGCACAGTAGGAGCTTCGATCCCCATGTCACGCCGCGCACCAAGCCGTCCGGCTTGGCTTCCGCCTTTCCAAAGGAAAGCGCATTCACGGATGTGGAGTTCAGATCGGTTGCAAAGCAGCGCCCGTCACCAATCGTAAAGACAAGGTATCCGTCAAGCGACGTGACCGAGTTTGGGGCGGGCAGATCAGCGTCAAACCCGCTTGTCGTTGCGGATGGCGTGAACGTGTAGATATTCCCGTCCGGGTCTACAAACACCTTGTCTGGGGTTACGGCGTTATTCCGAGCAAAGAAACCCTTTTTCGTCCCGTTCAGGGAGCCAACGGTTGTAGATGCGCCTCCGGAACTTGAGAACTTCTCAAGGTTCGAGCCGAATGCCGCATAGAGCGTGCCGGAAACCTCGATAAAGCCACGACAGCCGCTTCTTGTGGTCGTTCCGAAGTTGACCAATCCCGGCGACCGATGACGAACAGCGATCGCCCTTCCGCCCTGTCCTATAGGTTCGGAGAAGCAGTTGATGAGCCTGCCAGCGCCCTCTGATGGCCTCATGCCGGGAGAGGTTGTGACCGGGAAATTGATCGCGACCATTTAGAAGTATTCACCGACTTGCGGTTGATACGTCGGCCTGCCAGCCGTCAAGCGGCGCAAGGTCGTCTCGTCCCTGAGCTTAGCATCGTCGTTGACAGGGGAGCCAAAGTCCGGGCCAGCCATGTTCGCCAGAAGGTTCGCTAGCGGTATGAAGAACGCCACATCAATGGCGTTGTCGTCATCGATGTAGATAATCTCGTCCGCCGAAAGCTGCGCAATCAGCGGATCAACGAGGCCGTCCATGGTGCTGTAGTCTTCGGGACTTGGGGCTTCGCCCGGCTCTAACGCGCCAATTGACGAGAGCGCCCGGTGAATAAGCTGACTCCGCGTCTTTACGGTATCGACCATGCCAAGCCCTCAAAAGAAAAGAGCGGGAGCCGTAGCCCCCGCCCTGTTGCCTTAGTCGTCGCCAAGCGGCACGACCGAAACCGAGATGGTTCCAGTCACGTCGATGTACGACGATGCATCGATGGTGGCCGCCGTGCCTGACCAGTTCAGATACAGGTCAATCGCGGTTGCGGTG